AGTGACATCTGTTGTGCCGAGGTCATAAAGAATATCCTGAGCAAGGCTTCTGTCAGCATCGAGGCTTCCTTCCCATTCTAACTTGGTTCCTTGCGCCCATCTGGATTGAGACTGCATATCTAGTTCATCGCCTGTGTTTAAGACGAGGTCAAACTTCTCGCGCTTTACTAACTTGATTAAGTTCTTGACTGCTGCTTCATGATGATATGGAATCTGAAGATCAGATATCACCAGATATCGCTTTTTAGTCATCATCCTCATCTTCGTAATCGCCGAACTTATTGGGATCGACAGGAGATGGCAGAATCCATGCTGGATAAGAGTCTTTCTCAGTCACCAAGAACAGTGCTATACCTTCAGTAAAGCCTGCTTTTCTTAATGATTTCCAATACTCATGAAGCGCAATACAGTATGCATCTAGAGCTGAGTAATCTTGATCCTCAAGCGCCTTAGTTGCTTTTCTAGCCATGAGAAAATTATCGCTCTAGTAAGATGTTATAGATTTCATCGACACGCGCATTGAGCCGTTTAATCTCACCTAGTAGATGTGTAATTACATAGCCCGATAGACCGCCTACAATGCCAAGAGTAGCGATGTAGAGTGTGAAGAAATCTGATTGAGTCATTAGATTTTGATTCCAAGTCCAGTATCAGAGGGATTGAGATAGCGGATAATAGGTGGCAAACATGAAGCAAGACCAGCACCAAGCAAAGCTTTAGGGTCTGTGATTCCTGCTGCTGCTAACGATAAAACTGCTACGAGGAAAGCTCTTGCCCATGAGCCTGCTGCTGTCTTTAGGTCTTTCATTACTTTCCACCAATCATAGATATTTGATAAAATTCATCCAGTAAGTCAGCTTCTTTCTTAAAGCTAATATGCATGTGATGTTGGTGCTTGTTGATACCTGTGTACTTGCGCCACTTCCATCCAAGGATGGGTGAGGCAATTTTGGAATCCCAAATAATATAACTGATTCTTTGCTCGGCTTTAGACTTGCAGGCAAGACGAACTTGATCTGCAAAATCTGGCATGATGTGGGGTTTGACTCCTGCCCCAAATAGGTCAGCATCAATGTCGATGGCACGAACCCAACCTTGGACATCCGGATTATGATCAGAGACGCGAGCAGCGTGTCTGGTATCACCGATCCAACCATCCGATGCCCTGTCACGATCTGGGAAGGAATCATCTATCTGCTCACGGAGTTGGATAGCTGCTTTAGATAATCTTGGGTTCATGATCTACATTTTCACATATCCACTTGCAAGTCGCTTCATCGAGTATGGCTTCAACGTGACATTTAGGTGCAATGAATGCGTCGCGAAGTTCATCGTATGAATGACCCACGCCTGCGTAATTTTTGCGTATATTGCTATTGTAACTTGTCTTAATCCAAGTACCACCAAGATTATCAACCAACCATTGATAGCCTTCATCTGGCTCATTATTATTGCCGACTGTTACTCGTATAACTTTATTATCTGCATCAATTTCCGCCCAGTGACTCATACTGGGTACCTCACAATTACAATTCCCGAACCACCTGCACCTGAAATAGGTGCGGTCGTTGCTGTACCACCGCCGCCTGAGCCTGTGTTTACAGTTCCAGAAGTGACGCCTGATAGCGTGTAATTCATACCGTGACCACCGCCACCTGCTCCACCATTTGCTCCTGAACCTGTGCCAGATGCTTCATAGGCCGAGCCGCCGCCACCGCCTGCGTAATATCCGCTAACGCCTGTTGTAGTAGCACTAGCCCAAGTTGAATAAGTATTATTGCCAGCACCGCCACCGCCGCCAGAATAAGTCGGTAATGCTGAACCGTCGGCATCTGTTCCAGCAGTTTTACCGTTTGTCACATCTCCACCGCCACCGCCGCCTGCTGAGTTATTTGTCGCACCGCCTGTTTTACCAGAACCCGATGCACCGCCCGAAGTTACGGCTCCAAATAATCCACCTAGACCTTTAGATGCAATCAAAGAAGTAGAGTTAAAAGTTGAATTGACACCATCGTTTCCGTTAGCAGCCCCAACCGTTTGAGCAGCACCGCCTGCACCTATTACGACGGCAAAAGAGGCTACGGTTGCCGATAATGAAACATAAGAAACTTGTCCAGCACCACCGCCGCCGCCTCGAACACTTGAACCTACTGCACCACTTCCGCCACCTGCGACAGCTATTACTTCATAGTTTCCAGCGGCAACAGTTATTTGGAAAGTGCCATTACCCGTAAAAGTGTGATATTTATAGCCGCCGCTTGTAACGGTTGTACCACCTGTAGCAGTGATCTTTCGATTACCGCCAGCACTGGCCATAATTCCGAGCATTGGTGCCATTATGCAATATCTCCGAACACTATCCAACTATTAGCAGCAAGTTTTTTACAAGTTGCACCTGAATTGGCAACACGCAGTTTAGGCGTAGCACTTGTTGCACCTGTTGAAATTACTGTAGTTGTTGCTGGAGTAACGGCTCCGATTGTAGGTTGGCCTGCTCCAGTAATCCAAAACACATTGATTTCAGTACCTACTGCAAAATTTACAGATGCATCTGTTGGGATATTGAACTGCTGTGTTGCAGCATTGTTCATTGAAAAAATGTTTCTTTCATCTCCAAGAGCAAATGTATAAGAAGCTGTTTTAGCAGTATATACTGCTCCATACAGGCTGTTAAGTTCGCCGCCTATTGTATTCATATTTGCAGCAGATAAAACATCGCCAGTGGCGTAGTCAATCTTAGCGGGCCATGTTGCCATTGTTTTCTTCTAGTAGCTCAATACGGATGTGCCTAGAATACCGTATAATGTCGAATTTAGTATGAAACCCTCGATTGAAGGCTCCAAATTTGTTACTGTGCACTGCATTGAATTGGGTGTTATATCCCAAGATAGACCTTGAACCTGCAAAGTCTTGGTAATGGTTGAACCCTGTGGGGTTGTGTTGGTTATGTAGACTGGCTGGAAATAATCTAGTCCAAGAATGGTGTTGATATTAGCTGCTGTATAACTCGGATCATTGTAATCCAAAGTCATAGAGTCAATTCTAATAGCCGTATCTTTATGAGATGCTACCCATGCTTTTGCAGCATTAAGAGCATCGTCATCTGTCTGCATCATAAGGTTGCTCAAAGCCATACTGTGAAGGAAGTAGGTAGCAATAGATGCACTATCTGAAGCAACTTGAGCAGTGCCACCAACTCTAGTCATGGTCGATTGATTGTAAATTAACTTATCATCGAATGAGAATTTAAGATTGGCATAGTTAAGGCCAGAGGCATCTTGAGCAAATCTTATGGGAGTGCCACCAGCTGTAGCGATTGTAAAGTTTCGGTCTTGGAATACTGCTGTTCCCTCTGGTGAAATGTAGAAAGCGCCCTGCTCTGTATTTTCTAATACCTTAATAGCGCTAAGTGCAACTCTCGATGTGGCAGGGTCTGCTTGGCAAGTTGTATTTCCAGCGTCAATATCACGCATGCCAGCAGGCCAAGAAATAGTGTCAAGAATTTTGTCGATTCTAGTGCCAGTTCCTTGTCCGACAGATGAGCCAGTGACTGTAGTAATAGCTGCTAAGTTAAATATCTTAAAAGCATCAAAAGCAGCGATAGTTACATATCCGGTCTCTTGGCCTTGAGGATAGGTATATCGGTACTCTGAGGTATATCCAGAGAATAGATAGACTGTTAGGCCAGCAGTGTTAGTAGCTGATACACGGAGTTTTCTTAAAGGCTTAACATAGCCATAATAAGGACTCAAAGTGTTGGTTGGGTTGAAGTAACCTTGAGGGTCTAATACCCTAATTAAGGCCGAACCTGAATTGTAGTTATCTGTAAGAATATCTTTGCCGCGCTTGATAGAAATTTGAGTTGTGCTACTTGATAAGTCCACAATAAGTGAAGCATTGTCTGCTAAGACATTTGTACCAAGAATTCCATTGACAGGATCATCAAGGGTTAGAGGTATGCCAAAACTAGGTGAGTCAGCAAAGTTGAGAGATACCGTAATATCTACTGGTATTGTCATTAGACAGCCGTTGCTAGGGAAGCATTATTTACGATTGTTTGAGTACCTGCAACTCCAGCATTATTGATTACATCAAGAATTACAGTGGCAAG